AAGAACAAGAGGGATTATGAAGAATGGCAAAAGGATGCCAGGGCTTTGAACCCGATTAGTCCATTCCCGATATGCTTCATCGATGGGACATACATTAAGGACCCTAAAGGGCCTCAACGGGAGGCCATCTGGTGGATCATTGGACCTCCAGGGACAGGAAAATCAAAGTGGAAACTGAACTGCCTGAAGCCAGGATCGTTCTATGATGTACCACTAAAGAAGGGGGGAAAGTACCTCTTCGAAGGCTATGGAGGAGAACAACTCATCGTATATGATGATGTAGAACCGGAGGAGTTCGAGCTAATCAAAATGCTCGAGTATGCACCGTACAAGGTGGAAGTGTCGGAGAGCAGGTTCACAAGAAATTACTACCCGGCTAAACAACAAAGGGTAGTGATCGTTATCTGCAACGAAGATAAAGTACCGCCTTGCTTCTACAGCGACCGCGTGAAATCGAGAACTGCGTGTGTGAAGTATTGGAAAGTGCGAATGGATAAAGTTGTGCAATGGTTGAATTCACATTGCTAAGAAGGACTTGGAATAGCACGCTGAAAGAACTCCACGTACTGAGTGATCCAGATGCCACAATTGGTAGTGACATCAGCAGAACCCACAGGGTCGTAGGTAGAAATGTGAAGGAAGGCCAACGAAGCTGGATTGGATGTAGTGACCGCAGCAGTTGAAGACTCTTGGTTATAAGTCTTCTTGGGAATGCCGAAGAGAGGGGCCATACCCATATAGCCCTTCATGGTAGGGGCACGTCCAGAATTAGCTTGCCATCGCATAGAACGCGAACGCGGTTGTTCAATGGATTCCCGAGGTGTAGCGAAAGCTGCACTTGAAAGACTTGGGGTAATGATGAGCTCTCGAACTGAAGTTGCACTGATACCCGTAGAACCAAAGGTTGGCATGACCTTGTAGTAGAATCCATGGACCCGATAGTTTTGGTAAAGGGTTGCCCATTGGTCATATAAATACCCTTGGACTGCTCCAGAAGCACCGAAGGGGTCGAACGCTGAATTCATTTGGAGAATAGCTGACGTATAGCCTCCACCTGTGTTGGAGTAATTGAGGTCAAGGTGTGTCCGGAGTTTGACGAAGAGGCGGTCGGGTAACCCTGTCGGGGCGTTAAGACGGGTCGTTGACAACCTTTGCGCACGGAATACTTTACGCGCGGCCATGCGGGATGATCTTTTCCTCCCGTATCGTCTTTTTTTGCGTCCGTACTTGCGGGACCGCTTTGAAGTCCGAGACCGTTTGGGCATGTCTTGACCTCCATGAAGGTCTAAGTTAATAAGACATTTTTTTGTAATATTTTTATAGTATAAAAATATCAACATTATGTGTTTTGGTTGGGACACCGAAAACACAGCACCGTATAATATTAAGTGAACGGTGCTCGATGAATTTTTTTGTGGACGGGGACGACCATCAAACTCAACAATGGTTGGACAGGCATATCATGAGGGTGGAAGAAAGTAGCCAAGTGGAAGGAGGCTTCCTGGATGGAACCGGCCTGCGCGCCTCAGGCGCGTTCTCGTCCGGGCCCATTCACTACGACAAGCTCCGTCCCTCGCGGGTGGTCCGGCCTGCGAGCGCTCCCGTGAGCGCGTCTGAAAGCAAGTCTGAAAAGAAAGAATCAAGTTGGAGATTTAGTGCGAAGACACTATTGTTAACCTACGCCAAGTGTGAACTGGGTTGCCAATGGATCATTGGACATATCCGGGAGATTTGCGAGGACCGTGGATGGGACATCGCGGACCTGATCATGTGTGATGAACTCCACAAGGATGGACATGGTCACAGCCATATTGGGATTAAATTCAGCAAGAGGCCTAATATAAAGGACAATGACATCTTCGACGTCGAGCATCATCATCCTAACTGGAAACCAGGAAAGGGAAAAGATGCGTGGACAAAGATCCGATATTATGTCCAGAAGACTGGGCGTTGGATTGGTGAAGAGATTTTCCCTAAAAATCCATTGAACTATGTAAAGAACAAGAGGGATTATGAAGAATGGCAAAAGGATGCCAGGGCTTTGAACCCGATTAGTCCATTCCCGATATGCTTCATCGATGGGACATACATTAAGGACCCTAAAGGGCCTCAACGGG